CTCCAACCACTTGTCCATCCGCTTATGGATTCATCGTATCTAGCCAACTCATCAGCATAGTTGATATCATCCAATATGAAATAATTTGTCTCACCACTCTCACTGTTAGTTCCATTTAACATTTGGGAACTAGAGATAGAATAGTTACCACTTAAATCTTCTTGACAAATAAATGTATTATTCTTCAAGTATGCTTTAATCGGAAGTCCTTCCTCCATTCCCTCAATGTCATAAGGGGTCTCCTCCCCATTGACATCATATACATACATTATGGTATCAAAGAATTTGTTCTTTCCAACCTTAACAAACCCATTTGACTTTGTGAAAGTTATATAATATGCAATCGTACCACTATCAATATATTCCTCATCTATCGGATATACAACACCATCAATCACTGCTGAATTCCTTTCAACCCTTGTTACGTTGCATATAACACCATTATAAAGATTGTTGGTAGGGATAGATAACAATTCATTAACGTTATCAACCCTTCTGATGTTCCTTACGGTTTCCTTATATAAAGCCTTATTGTCAACTATTGTACCATCGGTATCAGTTGTACCAGCTGATACATATTCTGTATATACAATTGCATCATCTACATCAAATTGGAAATTCCAAGTTTTTTCACCCTTGATGGTCTTCCTTAACCAACCACCATCCATTTGATAATATGGATTTCCATCCAACTGTTCATTCTTATTGAATGATGGATACAAATATCTTCTCCTAACTGGTGTTCCATCCACTCTACAGAATGATTCACCACTATTAGTTGGAGTTATACCACTTAATTGATTTTCCAATGAAGCAATGCCTATGAATGCGCTTCCACTTGTTTCACTATTCACATATTCATCTCTATATGCAACTGGTATTCCTTCATATTCCGTCACATTCGTATTTGCTCCATATACATTATAATTTGATATGAATCTATTATCATAGACAATGGTCTTCGTTGAATTCAGCCAAGCCATTCTATAGTTCTGGTGCACAGCATCCCAAGGCTCTTCGATTCTCTGAGCAAATGATGTATATTCCGTTACGTCAAAATCCCAAGAATCACCAGAATAACGACATGCTTGTACCTCTTGTGGATGGGCTTCAATCCATCTCCTTGATTTCATGCCGAACATGCCAAGAATCATCTCAAGACCCTCTACAGTACCCTTGTTGCGCCAAATATAACGAGAATTAATCTTCAAACGTCTCAAGAATTCATTGTTCACCTCTTGAGAAGTCCATACCTTCTCATCTGTATATGACTTGATTCTGTTTTTTACTACACCTTCCCCACCAAGAGCACATGAATCATAGAATGTAGAACTAGATGTTGTTGCACTGACAAAAGTAAATTTGGTATTTCCACTATAATTACAAGGTTTATTTATTTCTCTTAAACCATCATTACAACATACAATAAAATACCCATTATCCGTACCATCATCAATCATATCCTTGGAATAAGGGGTCACACCACTTGTTGTATTCTGTGAGAATTCTCTCCAAATGTCTTCATCACAAGCCCTATTGTTCAACTGTCCATCACAACCATCTCCACCTTCATCCCAATTTCCACCATCTTCACATTCTACCTTTTTTCCACTTTCATCATAGTAATATTCTTTCAATGTGAATGGATAGACTAGTTTTACCTTCCATCCATCGTTCTCTAGTGTGTCTGTCAAGAAATAATCTGGCAAATTACTTCTTCCATCATATGTGACTCTATAAAGGTTCTTTATGTTGTTGATATATGATATGATTTCATCGAATTCCCTTGCGAATACTCTAAGTGCCTTTTGGATTCTCTGTCCACCAAGAACATATTCTTCCTCATCACCTTGCTCATATTCACGTGTGTATGTCCAATCAAAGTTCTTGATTGCCTCATGGGTCATTGAACGCCATAGGTTATCAGTGAATCTCTCATCATAGAATTCACCAATCTCAACCATTTGCTTTGTATATGCATTGAAACCATAGCTAGTTGCGTCAATGTTATATCCACCTTCACCTATAGGGAATTGGAATGGAACGAATTCACGATAATAACCATAGTCATTCTCACGTATTACAGAGAACGTTGCCTTATAATCTGTATCCTTGTTTAATAATAGCTTTTGGAAATTGTCACATTCATTATAGAACTTGCTTAAGAACTTCTTATTAGGACGTATATGTACTCCAGTGTTATTTGAAAAGTAAATTGGCTCATGGTTGTCACCAAGATAAACCTCAATTGTAACATTATCCAAGTAAGCTGTGGCTATTTTATCACCAACTGTAAAAGCTGAAACTTTAGTTTTTTCATTATAACAAGGGTCTTCATAATCAACGTTATAATTTGATATTTTATTACCATTGATTTCATAATTCGTATATCCACTATCTGCAAAATACTTTAAAGGGTCTGCATCACTTGGCTTTATCTTCGAAAAGATGTCAATACCAAATGGATTCGAAACTAGGTTTCCACTAGTGACACTACTGAATGGAACATTCCCCTTGAACATCTCAAAATCAATAGTTTCCCCGCTAGTATAATATGCTGTGTTACTTGATGTTACATACAATTCTCCAGGAAAACGTGCCACGATATCAGTAACAGAGGCTCTGAACAGCTCCGTCAATGAACCGTAGTATGCAAAGTCACGGAAATCATAATAGTCTTGTTTTAAGACTATCTTGGTATCGTCTTGGTCTTCATAATCTGAAACCATACCACTGACGGTTTGAAGTGTCCAAGTCTCACCACTTTCATTCTCCTTCCACTTTGATGTGTTATATTGATTCGAGGTCTTATTATCATTCCTAACAGTAATGATAAAGTTACCACTCTTGTAAATGGGTGTCTGACCCTTGCTGAACTGGTTCAAACCACCAATCGTGGTGATGTCACGCTCGAATATTGTCCCGTCATTTATGCCTTGATGCTTTGATTTAAGGACATAGTTTGAATGACTCTTTATATAAGGCATTTCCTTTTAAAATTATTTATAACTTATCTTCTAAACTCTGTGAAAAGTCTATATTATTACCCTTATTACGTCCAACTTCAAAGAGGGCTTTTCCAGTATATTCATCTTTTAATGTAAAGAATTCCTTCTGATTGTAAATTTCATTATTATCATTGAAGGTCGTAACAAGACCGTTGTCAAGGTCTCTGAGCTGACTGTTCTCCAACATGTAACTGATTGTATCAGCATCATGGGTCACCATTTCAATATCGAGACATATTGGTTCAAACAATGTATTAACCAATAGTATTCTCTGTGTTGGTTTTCCAAGATAAGGCAATGCGTTGTCCTTGAAGCTAGGTGCAGATGATGGAGATACTGTAATGAATGTCAAGCTAGAGCTGTCCTCATATCTATATGTATATGACTTATCGCTTGATGAATTCACCATTCCAATCACTGGTTCACACTTATTATTACTCGTGATAATCCTATAATAGTCTTGTCTATTGTTATTTTCATCAAGATATATGATTCTCCATCCAACAAGGTCGTTGTTCTTTCTTGCCTTTGTCTTGATGCTTTCATCCTTAATCTGTGTTGTATCAAGAACCAATCCCCTAACGTTAGGGAATGCTGTCAAGTTTCCAACGTCCAATATGACCGCTTCTATCTCCTTTGGCTTGATATATACGGTATAAAATCCCTTTCTATTAAAGTCACTAAGAGGTAGTTGAAGGTTATACATACCCTCAACATATCCATCCACATCACTGTTTTGTTGGTCTCTTCTAGCCAATGTTAGGATGCCACTGTCTAGATGTTTGAAATTTGCATTGCTTAAAGAATCATAACTCCTTGTCTCATGATAGCAATATGATATATCCACAAGATGTGGAATGTCATCTTTGTTTATAAAAACTGGAATCTGTAAGCCATATGTCCCACTCGCCATATATAATCTATTTTTTAACTTTCCATTATTTTAAAATATGAATTTCCATATTGGAGCAAAGCTTCTAAGGAATTGACCTCTCCAAGCTTCAAATGCTTTTCAAAGGCAGCATTTACACCTCTTTCAATATAAATATCAGAATCGACATTTTCCATTGTTGCAACTCCAAGTAAATATTCTTGTTTGAACATTGGGAATGTATTTACCCTTGTGCTACCACTCAAGTCTATATAATTGCTGTAATTTGACTCTAAATCATTGTTAACAAGGTTTATTTCCACCTTGAAATCAGCCAATGGAGCTTCATAATAAGTGTTATATGTACTTGTCTCAATATTCTCCAACTCTTGTGTCATCTCATAGACGAAAATCGGATAGCTTACGGAATGTGCTGACACTGAGTTCCTTGTTGTCGGTATCTGACCGTTTATGGGTTTCTTGAGGTAATATTCCCTATTC